CAGCAATGTACTGCAACAATTGCGGAAAACAGGGACATTTGTTCCGTATGTGTAGAGACCCAATTCTATCGTGTGGTATATTGCTTATCAACAACACGAGTCTGCCCGTCAAGGCAGATGAGATTCAAGTCTTAATGATTCGTCGCAAGGACAGCATGAGTTTTGCCGAGTTTATGAGAGGCAAATACGACCCCACGAACATTGAGTATGTTTCGACGCTCGTGAAGAACATGACCATCCGGGAGCAGACCGCGATTGCGTGCGAGACCTTCGAGACACTGTGGAAGCAACTCTGGGGCGACGACCGGTCTTCACCAGACTATGCCATCTCGCGCGACAAGTTCAATACTCTTGACCGCATGGGACTCATGATGTACAACCTGTCGACGTACTCCGAACCCGAATGGGGATTCCCCAAGGGTCGCCGCATGCGGGGCGAGACCGACCTCGCGTGTGCGATCCGCGAGTTTGGCGAAGAGACCAACGTTCAGCGTGACTCGTACATTGTGCTCAAAAACATCGTGCTCGAAGAGACCTTTACTGGATTGAACGGCATCGTGTACCGCCATGTCTACTTTGTGGCGCTGGTCAAGTCCGCGGGTGCGATTGATGTCCGCCAGAAGTTCACTGCCATGCAACGCCGAGAGATTTCGGGCATTGCGTGGAAGACGTACGCAGAAGCACTTGCTCACATCCGCCCCCACCACGTGGAGCGAATGGGCATGCTGGAGCAGTTGAAGTCGGTGATTGAGACGTTCGAGACCTAGACCTTGAACCCCGCAAAGTAAATCGTGAGACAGTATGCGACCACCGAAATTACAAAAATCCACCACCAAAGCGGGAACACTGTTGCCTCGCGGTCCTGCGTTCCAAACGGACGGATGCGCCCCTCGCGGCCAAACGCAATCGCGGGTTTGACGTAGAGGAACCCCGCCATCAGAAACAGATATAAAGTGACCATCCACATCCGGTGATTTTTGCGGGTGAACGGTTCCATTATCAAATGTAGACGAAAAACAATGGCCAGACCCTACGTTCTCCCCAACCGCAAGGCCTTTGCGGATGCGGTCGCGCGCATCTTTTTGAAATATCCGCCGAAACCCACCGACGATGAGGATAAGGATGTGGACCTTTGTCTTGTTCGCGGGAGCAGTGCGCGCGAACTCTTGCCCCACCAGAAGATCGTGCGCGACTATCTTGCCGCCGAGACGCCGTATCGCGGACTGCTGTTGTATCACGGGCTGGGGTCTGGTAAGACGTGTTCGTCCATCGCGGTCGCCGAGTCTCTTCTCTCCACGCGCAAAGTGTTTGTTATGCTGCCCGCGTCTCTGGAGAGCAACTATCGTGGAGAACTCCGCAAGTGCGGAGACCCCCTGTATGCCTACGACCAGCACTGGCGGCAACAGGAACTCACGGAGCAGTCTCGCGCGGCGGCAAAGCGTCTAGGCATCTCCGACAAGTTCCTCGAGCGCAACCGCACCTTTTTCACTACGGTGCCCGGCGAGGAGGCGAATTACTCCAAACTGCCCAAGTCTGCGCAGGACATTGTCGGCAAGCAGATTGAGGACATCATCGATCAGCGGTTCACATTCATTCGCTACAACGGTCTGTCCAGTGCGAACATCGGCAAGTATGTTCCCGATGACGGCACCAACCCGTATGACGACAGCACGGTCATCATTGACGAGGTCCACAACTTCATCTCGCGCATCGTCAACAAATCCGACATTGCGTGGAAGTTGTACGACCTCATCTACAAGGCATCGGGTTGCAAGGTGGTTGCGCTGTCGGGAACGCCGGTCATCAACCGCGCCAACGAAATTGCTTTCCTGATGAATCTCCTGCGGGGTCCTATCGAGCAGGTCACCATCCCCGTGCGCGCCATCCCTGCGTGGGACGAAACGCGTATGACGACCGCGCTCCAGTCAATTCCGGACGTGGACACGGTTGCTTTTGAATCGGTCAAGAAGTACATTCTGGTGACCCGCAATCCGCCCAATTTCCGTAGCGTGTACAACGAGAAAGGAGACCGGATTGCCGTCCAGTACGACAAGGACGTGCCGTTCATCGCGAACCCGGTAGAGTGGGTTCGGTCCTGGAAATCCAAATTCGAACAGGATGTCGGTGGCGCGGACATCGATGCGGATCGCGCGACGAGCGAAGCGCTGGAATGCCTCCCGTCTGATTACGACAAGTTTGCTGCGATGTTCCTCGACGGACTCCAGATCAAGAACCCGCTCATGTTCCAGCGCCGCATCCAGGGTCTGGTGTCCTACTTCAAGGGCGCAGACGAACGCATGCTGCCCAAGCGCGTCCAGGACGAGAGCATGCTTGAGAAGGTAGAAATGTCGAACGAGCAGTTCAATCGCTATCTGGAAGTGCGTTGGGGAGAAATCCTGATGGACAAGCGGCGCATACCCTCCAAGGACGATGACGACGAAATGAAGACTTTCCGTGTGAAGTCTCGACTGGCGTGCAACTACAGTATACCGTCCGAACTTTGGCGCACAGAGGAAGACGACGCAGCGTCTGAGGATGCCGTCCCTGACAAGACCGCCATCTTGGACAAACTCCGACGGGATCCCGCCCGGTTCCTGTCCGAGGCAGCGCTGGAGACGTTGAGTCCCAAGATGCTGAAGATCCTGCGGAACGTCAAGGGCAGCGCAGGAGGCAACCAGTTTGTGTATTCTCAGTACCGCAGTCTCGAGGGTTTGGGTGTCTTCTCGGCGATTCTGGATGCCAACGGTTGGCAGCAGTACAAACTCGACAAGGAAGCGGGGGAGCAGTGGGTGGAGTCCAAGGACATGGACCCCGACAAACCCGCGTATGCGTTCTACACGGGTCAGGAGGACCAGCAGCAGCGCGAGTTGATGCGCCAAATCTACAACAACATCTTCTCGGACGACTTTCCTGCCAGTCTCAAGGCGTCTGTTGAGGCACGCGGAAAGAAGCTGCTCACTCTGTTCATGGCATCGTCTGCGGGTGCTGAGGGCATCACGCTTGCGAACGTGCGTCATGTCCACATCATGGAACCGCACTGGAATCCTGCGCGCCACGACCAGGTTGTGGGTCGCGCAATCCGCTTATGCTCGCATGCCCGCCTGCCCAAGGAAGAGCGGACGGTGCGCGTGAGTTTCTACGTGAGTGTGTTTACGCCCGAGCAGGCAAAGTCCACAGAGGGTGCCAACAACGTCGTCCCGGTTCGGAAGTCGGACACCAAACTCAAGCGGTATGAAGGCGAACCCGTAGAAACGTTCATGACCACGGACGAGTACCTCTACGAGGTTTCGTATGAGAAGGACGTGACCAACAAGCGCATAAGTCACCTGCTGAAACAGGCAGCAGTCGATTGCGAGATCCATCGGAAACTCCACGGGCGGGAGACGCCTGTCCTTTCGTGCATGCGGTTCGACAGCACCGTTGTTGGCGAAGACCTCGCGTACAAACCCAACATCCAGACAGACACGCTCGACGATTCCTACGTCCGCAACATGACGCGCCGCCACCGCAAACTTCAGCGGGTGACCATCAAGACGATGGTGTTCCTGCTGGATCCCGACACCAAAGAAGTGTTTGACGGCCCCGCGTTCGAGGACGACAAACGACTGTTGAAAATTGGAACTCTCACGAGTCCCACGCGCCTTCAGTTCCTATTACCCTGAAAGGATATCCTCCAGGAACTCGTCGCACACTGCCGACCACGTCTTGAACGAGTAGGATGAGACACTGTCCCGCATCTGCGGGAGTTTCTCAATCACAGACTCCATTGCGCGGGTCACGTCCTTCGGGTCAAACGCCGGCGCATACCCACCCAGAGGCATGCTGCCCGCAAAGTAGACGGGAGCACCCGCAGGCACAAACTCGGCAACGTCCTTGGACAGGAACGACCGGTAACTGCCCACGTCCGTCACAATCTGAGGCGCACCCGTCAGCATGTGCTCCAACTGGCAGAGACCGAACCCCTCGCCGTCCGACGTGTTGATGCCTACATCCGCAACATTGTACAACTGGTTGATGCCGTCATCGCCGATCACATTCGGGGGCGACGTGTCCACCAGCATCAGGCGCGTCTGGAAGATGCGGTCCGTAAGACCTGCCTTGACAAGTTCCGTGTTGTAGATACGCGCCACGTCATAGTACGACCCCGCCTGAGGGTTCACGCCCGTCGCGATAAGGAGGTAGTACGGTTTGAGAGGGTTCGCAGCAACAAGACCCACAAACCCCTGGATGGTGAGGTCGAGACGCTTGCGCTGACTGTTCCGGTTGGCGTTCAGGAACACGATTGCCTCCTGCGGAATGTTCATGCTCGACCGGAGTGCGGTCTTGGCACTCTGCGCCAGACGAGAGAACGTCCCAGCGTCCACCGCGTGCTCCAGGACACGGACATCGTTCGCAATGCCGTACTCGAGGTACTTCTTCTTCCAAATGTCCGTGAAGCAGTAGATGCGGTCCGAGTGCGCGTTGATCTTGTCCACCAGCGGCTGCGCGATGCCATCGTAGACCTGGTCCACATACGTCCACAGTTTGTACGGACTGGTGCCGGGCGTGTGCTTCATCGCCTCAATGAAGCGGTAGATGATGAGCGGGTCGTTGTAGATCATGACCACATCGGGTTGTACCATGTCCAGGTACTCGTGGATCTTGTTGATGCCGAACCCCTCCTCCTTCGGGTCCTCGTTCGCAGCAGCATCGTACTGAACAATGCCCGCGGGAAGTTTGCGAAACCCGGGCGAGTTCGGGTGGCGCTGAAACCCAAAGTGGAACAGTTTCACACGCGGCGCAAGAGTGGAAATCTGCTTGAGGAGATTGACCGCAACCTTGGAATAACCCGTTGTCTGGTCAGTGTGAGTGGACACGAGAACGAATCTCATTTGTGACTAAACAGATTCTCTCGTATAAACCACAATGCAAGTGAATTCCGCACAGGATTATTTAACGCGCCGGAAACGTCAGATTGTTGCTGCGACGTACCACAGCATCCCGCCTCCGCAGTCTCGCCGTCACAACTCTGTATTCCTTACCGCCATGGCGAACGGAGACGAGCAGCGCCAGCGGTTCATCACGCCGACTGCGAGTGCTTGGGGTAGCGCTCCGGGTGGAGCAACCTACACCTCCTTCTGCTGCCTGACCACGACTCTGGGTGCGCCGGGCACGTTTGCCAGGACCACGGACCGTGGGTTTGCGGTGTTTCCCACCTCTTAAAGAAAGCGTGTAGCATAATACAAATATGCCTGGAGGTCTCCTTCAACTGGTAGGCGTAGGCGCCCAAAATGAACTGGTCAATGGAAATCCTTCCATGACTCATTTTCGGGCAGTGTATCGTCGGCACACGAATTTTGCGATGGAGTCCATTCGCATGCCGTTCACTGCGACCAATCTTGAGTTCCCTGTAACGGGCACCCGCACTCTCTCGTGCCGGATTGACCGTTACGCGCAACTCATCCACGACAGTTACTTTGTTGTCACGCTCCCGAACATCTGGTCCCCCATGAAGTTTCTAAACGGCGCCGAACCTCCGTCCGGGTACGACCCCGCGACGACTGCGATTGGGTACGAGTTCAAGTGGATCGACAATATCGGGTACAATATGATTGACCACGTGGACCTCGTGATGAACGGTCAGGTCATTCAGACGCTGCGTGGCGAGTGGTTAAAGTTCTACTCGTATCTCACCCACGACCAGAACAAGCGCCGGATCGTGGACCAGATGGTGGGCAACGTCAAGGAACTGACCGACCCCGGGAATGCGTACGACCGCATCGGACAGTACCCGCACGCGGTTGCGCCGAGCATAGTGCCCACTCAACTGCCCGCGACGACGATCCCCGAACCCAGCATCCGGTCGCGCCAACTCGTGATTCCTCTCCATTTCTTCTTCTGCGAGAACCCGGGTCTTGCGCTGCCGCTGGTGTCTCTCCAGAACTCGGAGGTCTACATCAACGTCACACTCCGGAGCATAACCGACCTGTACACGGTCGTGGACGTGAACCCCACGTTCAACAACGGTGTGAATCCCACCTACGGCCAGCGCGTTCGTCCTACTCGGTTCCCGATCGGGCAGTTTCTTGCGCCTCCGCTTGCGAGCGGTGTGTCAAGCAACCCGGAACTGGTCCC